GATAGCACCTACGACTACAACCACATTAGCACCAACAACTACTACAACAGCAGCACCAGGTGGAATAGAAGCAAACTTCTTCTTTAATATACAAGCTGGTGGAATGGGCTTTGATGTATGAGTGAGTGGCTCTACTAATGGAAATATTACAGAAGTTGCAATATGGGATTACAATTTATTTATGAGTAGTGACTCAGCTTGCACAATTCCTTATGGAACTAAATGGACAATGACTCTTCCACCACAAATAGCTCTATTGCCTGGTATGAGGTCAATTAACTGCACTTCGGGAGGAGATATCAGTTCAGGAAACTATTATAGGACAAGAGTAAGTGGTAGTTTACAAATAGTAACACAACCTGGTTCGGTAGCATCTCCAATTATAGGATTTGATATATCAGGAAGTGGATATCAAGATATTTCATTTGCAGGTAGAACGTTAAGAATACATGCAGCAGGTTGCGTATTAAATGACCCAACACCAGGTTGCCCATAAAAAATAGAATATGAATAAACAAACAAACTTTTCAGTAGTAAATGTTGGTAATGGAAATAATTCACTACCACTTATAACAGAAGATACAAAGACCCGATATACTTGGGTGCCTTTCGGTGTTTACGGACACGATGACTTTTTTGCAGCAGTTAATCTTGCATACAATACATCTACAACTAATGCAGCATGTATAGAAGGTATTGCAGACCTTATCTATGGTAAGGGATTATACTCAAAGAATGAAGGATTTAATGAAACTCTAAATCGTATCATACCACAGGAAGATGTTAAGAGATTAGCATTTGATTTGAAATTATTTGGTAATGGTGCTTTACAAATTTATTGGAACGATGAACATACTAAAATAATTAAGATGTATCACGTGCCAGTTCAAACACTACGTGCTGAAAAGATTTATGATAATCCTCGTATACAAAATTATTATTATTGTGTAGATTGGACAGACCAAAGAAAGATAAGAGATAAAAAGAAAATACCTGCGTTCAATACATCATCAGAAAAGATGGAAATATTTTGGATAAAGAACTATTCACCAAATCTTTATTACTATTCCCTACCTGATTGGGTATCAGCAATGCAGTTTTCATTAGTAGAAGCAGAATTATCAAACTTGCATATTAACAACATAGAGAACGGATTTTTGCCGATGGTTATGTTGAATATGAATAATGGTGTTCCAGCGCCAGAGGAAAGACAAACCATAGAAGATTTGCTATACGCAAAGTTTACAGGCACTAATAACGCCGGCAAGTTTATGTTATCTTTCAATGATGACGTAACAACTAAACCGACAATTGATGTTGTAAATATTGATAACTTACATGAGAAGTTTCAGTATGTTGCAGAATATGCACAAGATAGAATATTAGTTGCACATAGAGTAACATCTCCTTTATTGTTTGGTATCAGAACACAAAACAATGGTTTCTCTTCTCAATCAGAGGAAATGAAAACAGCATTTAGCATTTTACAAACAATGACCATTGCTCCATTTCAAAATCTTATCTTAAACTCAATGAATTATATTCTGAAAGAAGGTGGATATGGTATGGAAACTGAACTTTACTTTGAACAATTAACACCATTAGCAATTCTATCAGAGCAAGCAGAACAAACTGGTAAGACAGTAGAGCAAGTAGAAGATGAAACTAATGATGCGTTGGAAAATCCTGCAACAACAGAAGATGAAACAACAGCAGATGTGCAAGAAGTAAGACCTGACGAACCAATTGAAAGGTTTACAATGCCAGCACATTTTGAAAAAGAATACGAAACACTTATAAAATAAACATATGGCTATAGCATTATTCATATCAAGAAATGATATTATAAAAACAACACCTTTACAGGGTGCAATAGATGCAGATGCATTACTTCCGTTTATCTATACTGCACAGATAAAGTATATGAAAAACCTTTTAGGAACTGTCCTTTACGATTATCTTGCAGCTGAAATAGAAGCACGTAATCCATTTACTGGCAGATACTATGAGTTGATGGAAGATTATGTAAAACCATGTTTGATTTGGTATAGTTGTGTAGAATATATTCCATTTAGTTCTATTCAATTCAAATCAAATGGTGCAGTAAAGCAACAAAGTGAACAAGGTGTTGCTCCATCAAAAGGAGAAATAGATTACCTTCAAGCGCAAGCAAGAACAAATGCTGACTATTGGGCATTGAGATTACAGAATTTCTGTATTTCATATTCACAAGACCTACCACAATATTTACAATCAGTTGGCAACCAAACACAAATATATCCAGACCAAACAAACCAATACTTTGGTGGGATACAACTTTAATTTATTGATTAGTTTGATATGAGTAATTATTTAAGATATAACCAGGGAGTAAACTATACACTTTATTACAATGCGTTAGATTACTTTGAAACAATAATGAATAACCATCCGCAATTAGCAAAAGTAACTACGGGTGATATTCAGGATGTAGATGATAGAGAGTTTCCTATGTATCCATTGGGTAATATAAACATCCTTTCTTCAACAATTACGGATAGCACAACAAGACATGAGATACAATTGATTGTTGCTGACAAGATTAAGAATAAAAATAATGAGAGTGGCACTCCATTAAATGTATCACAAACTGATTACAATGAGCAAACTATTCCTTTTTATGGTGTAGATGATTATGTAGATATACTTGCTAACTCACTTGCAATCATAAACGATTTAACTTCATTTACAGCATATTCAGTTGCAGCATTTGACATTGAAGGTGATATAATATGTGAACCATTCGTAGAAAGATTTAATAACGGATTAGCAGGACATGTTGCAACGTTTACACTTGTAACTCACAATGATAGACCTAGATGTTTGTATGATTTACTACCATCAGGCTCGTATCCTAATCCTGTTTGCTAATGGCTAAAAATTTATCTGTTCCATTAAAGAATATAGCAAAGACCATCAGAAATGTTGCGTCTAAACTTGCACCGAGAGATACAGGCAATCTTCGTAATGTGCTTCGTTCATATAACACACCTGAACGAATGACAAAGATTGATAAGAATGGTGGTGCACAAATAGTTTTATTCTTTGCACCGCCAGGAGCAAAGTATGGTAAGTATTGGAACAAACCATATGGTAGAGGAACAGGGACTACTGCAACTATTCGTAAAAGATATCCTGCTAACTTTGATTACGCTGAAAAAGCATATAAATCGCCAGAAGTAAAGACTGCTGTAAAGAATTATACAAAAGCATTGGGTAAATCTATTGCAACAGAATTAAGAGAAGCAGTAAGAAAGGGATAGTATCTATTACAAATTCTTTTTCGTTGGTTAAATAGGAAAGAATTTATTAGCATGGCTATTTCTATACTTCAAACTCCTGCAAGTGCATCATTAGCTCAATCACCAATTATATTTTCGGTGACTGAAACCAACACAGCATTGTTGCAGAATGATGATTTTCAATACATAGGTGATTTGTATTATTGGACTGGAAGTTTAACTGCTTCAGGCTCCTTACCTGATTATACAATGCAGAAGTTTCCTAACATATCCCTTTCAGGCATTTTTGACTTGAATAGAATTATAAACTCTACACTTACTGATTTAGCACAAGTTAATGAGTCAAATGTAATGTTTTTTGCAGTTGATTTTTATCATCAGTATTTAAGTGGTAGCACATACATTACAGGCTCTCACGTTAAAACCGCTGTATATAAAGCATTAGATGGATATGGATTGTTTCAGGAACCAATTGGACAACCAATACAAAATAAAACCCCCTTCTGGCCAATAATGACAGATGGGCCTGCAACACAATCTGCATTTACAACTAATGTAGGAACTATGGGTGCATGGACAGGTTTACCTGTTTTACAATCTGGCATTTCAAGTGCAGATAACATATATTACGAAAATAGTAATACACAAACTGCAATTTATTATTTATCAGGAAGTGCATCATCATCAGGACAAATAGATAGATTTCCAATAGGGCCAGCAGAAGTAGGATTTCCATTACCAACTGCAGGTCAATGGTTCAGAGTAACACCAAGAAATGGTGCAAATACTTTATCAAGTGGTTTAAGATTTAATATTGTTTGTGAACAAAAGTATCCAAACATAAGAATTAAATGGAAAAATAGATACGGACAATTTGATTGGTTTAACTTTAATATGGTTAACAGACAATCATTTAATACCGAAAGAAGAACTTACCAACCACAATTAGGTAGTTGGCAATCTTCTACATTGGGATATAATAACTACGATAGTTCAGTTCTCAATTATATAGCAGACTCCAAACAAGCAATATCAGTCAATACCGATTGGGTTGATGAAGCATATAACGAAATATTTAAGCAATTGTTAGTATCTGATGAAATTTATTGGATATATAACGAAGCAACAGGTGATTTAAGACCTATTACAATTAATACATCATCCATTACATTTAAGACTGGGGTTGTTGATAAAGTGATACAATATAGTTTTGACTTTAATTGGGGACAAGCATATAAATTGATTATCTAATGGGAGTAATTAGCACACAAGGATTTTCGTTTAAGTTAATAGCAAATGGAACGCAGTTAGATTTATTTGATGATGAAGAAATATTCGTATCAGATAATGTAACAGGCCTATTTGATATTGGCGTGCTTCCTGCTGATTTCACAAGACAAATTACAGTCCCTGGAACTAAAAAGAATAATGCATTCTTTGAGCATGTGTATGATATTAGTATAACTAATCCATATCTGTTTGCAACTAATACAAAAGTTCCTTGCTACATTGACTTTGATAGTATTTACATAGCAAGTGGTTATCTACAATTAAATAAGGTAAACATAATTGCAAATAAATTCATTGACTCATATGAGGTAACAATCTATGGTGGACTTTCTTCATTTGCAAGAGATATTAACAGATTTTTCTTAACTGATTTAACTTCATCACTTTCACAATTCAATCACACTTCATCTTACAATAATATATCTGCAAGTTGGAATGGAGATTTGTTTAGCGGAAGTATTGTTTATCCATTTGCAGAATACGGACAAAGAATACAATTTACTCCTGAAGAAGCACAATTCGGAATAGATGCGCCAGATGGTGCATTATGTGTGCAAGATTTCAAACCTGCAATCAGAATAAAAGAAGTATGGGATGCAATCTTTGAAACATATGGATATACATACGCAGGTGATTTTTGGGAACAACCTTGGTTAGATAATGTGTATATGATTTGTAATAACCAATTGAGATACCCTATATATGATAGTATAGATTTAGAAACATATGGTTTGTTTAGAATAGCACCTATTAGTGGAGCTGCACAAACAGATTTTACAATGTCAGCTGCGGCAGATATTCAATTTCCTTGGTATAATATTCAATCTAATCCAGGTGGTAATTTATCATCATCAGGACTTTACACATTAGATATTAGTTCTCGTTTAAGAGGTGAATTAGCATTAAACTTTGAAGTTAAATCAACAGGTGTTGGTAATGGTGTTCCTCAATTTACTTTATTAGTAAAAGATGGAACAACTACCGTCTCATCAACTCCATTGGTTAATTACAATAACTTCATGAAGCAAATACAAACATATAATGCTACACAAACAAGAACAGAAAAGTTTCAATTAACAACTGAATTTAATACATCGTTATTATCACCAGGAAGTTATACATTCCATTTAGTTTATTTTAATTCAGGTGGTTCTAACTTTCAAGTTGTTCTAAATCCTGGCAATAACCTATCCAATACCTATTTAGAAATTAAAAAGGTAAATCAGGGTGGAGATAATTTGGTAATGGATATTCCATCTAATATGCCTTTCGGAACAACAGGTATTAAGCAAGTTGATTTCATAACAGGCATACAAAAGAAATTTAATCTTGTCATATATCCTTCAAAAGTAAAACCACGTGAGTTCATTGTTGAAGAATTTAATAAATGGTATAAGCAAGGTGAGGTAAAAGATTTTAACAAATACATTAATTTAGATAAAAAGATTGAAGCAATACCTGCTAACAATCTTGCAGTAAATAAATTAAACTTTGGTGATACATTGGATGGTGATTATATTTCACAACAATTCTCCAAAGCAAACAATAGAGAATACGGAAAGAATTATTATGTAGATACAGAAAATTTCTATTCACAAGGAACATTTGAAGTAAAAACTACATTTGCTTCTGCACCATTAGTATACCTTGAAGGAACAGGTCTTTCAGGTAGTTTTGCACCTAGAAATGCAGACTTTGGTTCTATTGCAGTTGCAAGTTGTAATGCTGATGCAAGAGTAGTGACTGTTTCAAGTAACATTAGGAAGTTTACAACTTATGTAGTATCATCTCTTGCTGTTGCTAGATTTGGTGAAACTGGAATATTTGATTGTGCACCACCTGATTGCACATACTTACCATTTGAAGTTGCAGCTGGTGATGTATTAGTATTTGATGCACTTTCATCTGATAATTTAGCATGGTCATTTACTAAACTAACTGACTCTGGTCTTACCAATTTAGATAGTGGATTTGGTTCAAGTAGAACATATTATTATACAATAACTCCTGCTGATATTTCAAGCACTATATTGAGATTTTATGCAGACGCAAACGGAAGTGATTAATGGCTAGGAATAAAATATACATACCGACATTTATTAGTAGTGTAAATTATGCACCAGCAAGAGTTCTGCCACACATCTATTTTTACAATGGATTAAAAGCATGTGAAACTTATTATCTGCAAGGATATACAAATGGCAATACAGGCTCCGTTACTTCTAATGCGTTAGAAAGTTTTCCTTATTTTGATAACTACGAAGGACAAGACCCAACATCAGGAAGTAAATCACTCCTTTTCTTTAATGAGCCGGCAGTATATGGAACAACTCCAACTGGCTCTCTTTATACAAACTATTGGGAAACTTATATAAACTTATTATACAATCCTAGAACTCGTTTATTTAATTGTGAAGCAATCATACCTTTGGCTGATTATTTCAAAATGGAATTGAATGATATCGTAGAATGGAGAGGAAACTATTATCA